GTTATCAATTCTGACTTTGACTTGTTTGTAATAGTATTCTTTGATTTGTTCATCTGTATAGTTTCTAAATTGTTGTAGTTTACTTAATTGTTTGATCCTTGTTTCATGTGTGTAGTTTTTCTTTCTAAAGCCTTTGACATTCTGATACCCATGATACTTACAATAATATGTACCATTTGCCAACTCATAACCTTTCATTCTACAAGGTATCAATTTACCCTCACGTCTTCCAGCACGAGTAAAGCCTTGACAAAAGACTTTTCGCATAGGTCTTCCAACCATTACTTTTTTGGTCTTCCTTTGTAATCAAGATTATTTCTTTTATTAAAATTGACTTTCTCTCGGTATCTTGGATTACTATTTTTTTTAATCTTGGTTAATTCATTAATTATTTTTTGAGGATGTACATAGGTTGCCTTACTTTCACGATCCAATTCAGCCTTTTTCTCAATAGCTAATTTTATATAGTATGGGTTATTAGTATCTGAATTAAGGATTGACAGGGGGAGCTTTGATAAGTTTAATATCAAACTATCCTTATCATTCCTATTATCTCTTATAATATTTTCTATATCTAATGTATTAATGTCTTCTACTAATACTGATCTTTTATATACATTAGAGTGATCTTTTTTATACATCTTATTTTTATTAGTGTATAAAATTGATCCATCTGATTCAGTTTTAAGAAATAACTGGTTGATTTTATAGCTTTTTCCAGACCTACCTCTGACAGTAGATATAATATGTAATTTTTCCAGAGTATCTAGGGTACGTCTGACAGTTATACGAGATAATTTAGTTTCTTTGGCGATTGTAGAATATCTTAAGCCACATTCATAATTATTCTTTTTCCATGCGTGTTTCATTAAAGATAAATAGCAATTTAAACAGTTAGATTTTTTAGTACCGCTTAATTTATCAAGGTGTCCATATAGTTTATAAGTTATGTGTAAAAAAGCACGAGTATTATTCATGGGTGCAAAATTTCCTGTGATTGTGTTGGAGGTCTAGCAAGATGGATACCCATTGATCCTCATTCATTAACTCAAACTCTGTCGGAGAGCTTGTTATTCGCTTGATCCGAAAAGTTAGGGTAGTCTGGGTCAGATTTTTGTAAAATACCAAAAAACAGGGTATATTTAGGCGACTAGCGACTATCTTTGACAGGGTTGTTGCCTTATATTTCTGTCCTTTATCATAACAAGTCTCAATAATGGCTAAAGGCTCATAACAACGTGGACAGCACTCAATACTGTCTATATCAATCATGGCAATGCCATCATATTTTCTATGCCAATCGTTATAATCACCATTAGAAAATGCGTAGGTTTGTCTAGCCATTAAGTAAAGTCCAAGTAACATAGACTATAAAAAATAAAATTAATATTTGTAATTCTTTTGGAGATCCTAAAAACAACTCAATCATCTTTACCCTTTCTATCTGTTTTTTATTATTATTATTTCGTTTTCTTTTTCTTCTATTATTCTCTCATAATCTAATAACTGATTAGATAATTTTTCAATATGCTTTTTATGTCGTTTAATTTCTTCCTTACATTTCTTCAGCTCATCCGGACAACCTATCTCTTCAAACATTTTTTCATTGGTCATTTTAATATCTCTATCTTTTTAACTACTGATCTAGGATATACAGTTACAGTACCAACAGAAAGTTTATCGCCATCATAATTAAATGAAGTAAATATTTTAACTGTCTTTTTATCTTTAGAAAATAAATAACCTATATCTTCGCACCATTGAAAATTTAATTTGTCAACATCTTCTAAAGTATCAAACCATGACGCATCTGTCACAATATCTTGCCAAATAATTTTTACTCTTTTATATTTAAACTTTGGTTTTCCACCACGTTTCATACAGATCCTTTATGCTTACTTTATTGTTTGTAACTTCTAAAATTTTCTTTACCATTTCTGGATCTGGAAACCTTTTAACCTTTGCTGTTAAGCACCACCTTTGTACTGATGTACCCGGATTTTGTACTCCTCGTATGCCAAGCTCTAATCCAAAATTATAATAGGATAGACCTTTCTCTTTTCTATATTCTTCAAGTGTCATATTTCCTTTCTTTGTTGCTCTGATTTGTATGTATATATAACATATTTAATGCTTTACAAGTAAAATAATTAGTATATAGATAGTGTAAAACTAGGAACTTATGAAAAAACAAGAACAATTAATACAAGACGCATTTTCAATATTTAATGGTGGTAAAGGTTTAGATCATTGGTCATACTCATCTACCTCTACACCATTTTCTAAAAATTTAATTAGTTATACTTTTCCACAAGAAGTTAGAAGAACTTTTGCATTTAGATATAAAGCTAACTTTGGCAATCTTGTAAACAACACAGTACAAAGATTAATTGGACATGAAATTTGGAAAACATCTACAATGAAAGAAGAGAAATGGGATAGAGAATTTAATAAAATATTTGATAACGAACTCGGCACTATAAACGAAAAACCACCGGTAGATGACAAGGATAAATTCGCCAGAGAAGAAATGATTGATTATGCTGCTGATTGTATAAGTGTAACAGAAAAAGTTGTTGGAGATATTGTTAAAGATGACAAATTAATTTGTGAGTATCATGTTAGAAAAAAAGAAATGACAATGATAAAAGATATTTTAGGTAAGGTAGATTATCTTACAGATAAAGTATTTATAGAATTAAAAACAAAGCCACCCAATATTAGAAAGGTTAAGAACAAGGAAGAGTGGACAATGAGTACACAGCCATTGCCAACTGAACCTGCAACAGATAACCTTACACAGACTTCGTTCTACTATATGTGTACCAAGAAGATACCTTATTTAATTTATACAAATGATAAGGAACACATTGTCTTTGACAGTACACATGAGTTGATGAAGAAAGACCATCTGGAATTTCTTTACTATAAAATGGTTGAGAAGATTTTACTTTGGGAACGTATGATTATGTTCTGCAAAGGAAGTCTGTCCGAACTTGCACAAATGTGTGAGCCACCGGATATGTATCATCCTTTTTATTATAAAGATCTAGCACCAGAACAAGAAAAACTCATAACAAACTTATGGGGAATTAAACAACAACAATAACGAAAGGAAAACTATGTCTTGGTTAGTATATAAAGCAAAAGTAGTAGGAACTTATACTTTTATTTACGCACAAAAGTTATGGGGTTTATTACCGGGTTAATAATAAAAACAACAAAAGGAAACAATGAAAAGAAATATATATCAAAAACTACATGATGCTTGTTTGAGTGCAAAGAGTGTCAAGAAAGGTGCAAAAGCAAATGGGATGCATTTTAACCCATTGCTACATGATGATGTACAAGCAGTTGCAACACAAGCCTTATTAAATAATGGTTTGTATGCGACTTGTAATTATCTGACAGAGATTGTACCAAACATAAAACAAGTAATGGTCGTATGTACTATGAAAGTTTATGATGTTGATGATCCAACGCAACATATACTTGTTGATGGATGTTCAGCATTTGGCAATCTTGATAAATTTGGAACTGGTAATGCCATGTCATACTCAAGAAAGTATGCGTTCTTAAATTTATTAAATCTTAAAACAGGTATCAAAGATGAGGATGGTTATGAACCATTACCATTTGAAGATTCTACAGAGCAATCTGTTGAAGAACCTACTTATACAGATGATATGATAGAAGTAGAAGAAATAAAGAATGAGATTAAGTCAGCTAAAAGTCTTAAAGAATTAGGTACTTTAGCAGCAAAGTATGCCGATCACATTCAATATTTAATAAAGAACAACACTAAAGTTTATCAACAAATAAAAGATGTTGCTGAAACTAAAGAGTTGCAATTAACAAACAATGGTCAGTAAAAGCTGACGATAACAAAGGAGTAAACATGAGTGAAGATGTAGTATGGTGTAATCTTGTAAGAAATCAAAACAAGAACGCAGAGAACCAACCAGATTGGGTAGCACCACCAAATCTAAAAGCACCAGAGGGTAAGAAATGGACTATAGGTGTTAAGATAGGAGACGTTTGGCACAATCAAGCTGGATGGAATGAGTTAGATGAACAAGGTAACATTACCGGTATCACAATTAAAATGACACCACCTAGTTCTGGTGATGATAAGCCAACAGCACCACAAAATAAAGGGTTTCAAAGCAAACCTAGTTATGGTAATAAACCATCATACAAGTTTTAATTAATTTGTATTTTAGTCTTGGGGGAGTTTTTCTTTCTAGTTCCCTTTCGGTAGTTTTCTTCCCCGAGACCCTCAAAAAATATGAAATATATTAATAAAATTATTAAATTTGTATCAAATGTTTATTTGATTTTTCTTTTTATATTAACATTACCTATAATTATAATACACAAACTTTTATTTAAAAGATAATGGATAAAAAAATAACAGACATAGACCAAGAAATAGAAAAAAAAATTATTGATGATCGCCAAAAAGATTATGGTAATTATCAAGAGAACTTTATTATGTTGGCAGAAATGTTTACGATTGTCTTGGCAGACAGTTTAAAAAAACGAATTAAACCGCATCAAGTAGGTCAATTAATGATTGCACTAAAGCTATATAGATCAACACGAAATTTTAAAGCCGATAATTATACTGATTTAAGTATATATAACAAGATGACTAAAGAGATACACAAAAAAGAGGTTGCCAAAAAGGATAAAGTATGACAAAATTTAAAAGAATTATTAATGGTGAATGTAATTTTATAATTACAGAACTATTTGATGATGTAGAAAAGGCTGCAGATGTGTCCAATAATGGAGAACCTGTAGAATGTAAGATTGATAATTTGAGGATCGATTTTACAAGAGTAACAAAGGAGAAAGATGGAAGAGTTGAAAACTCGTCTGCAGAGGTACAGGGATCTTCAAGCGAAGAAACACGACAAGTACCTACAAGCAAGGCAGAAGGTCAATAAGTATCAAAAAGATTCTTATAGATTGCTTTGGAAAATAGAGCAGACAAAAGAACGATTAATGACTTCTATATAGTTATTAGTTGATTATTAAAAAAAAACTGAAGGAAAACGTAGGGGATCTATGACTTTAATTAAACAAGAATTTCAAAAACATATAAAAAAAATAAACAACAACGACTTTATTTATAAACATAAGATAGCTTTTTATTTATTATCAGAACAACAATTTAAACTTTATGAAGAAGGATTTAAAAAAGGTTTTGAGTTAGCACAACAAAAAATATCAAATCATATTACAGAAATAAAAAAAACACACATAGTACCTATTAGTACAGAAAAAAAGATTGTTGGTTATCAGTTTAGAAAACCTAAAAAATTAGAAATAGATTCTGTAATTAATAAAGTTTGTATTAAATGTGAGGTTAGTAAAAAAGAATTATTTACCAAAGCTAGAACTAGAGACATTGTTAGAGCTAGAAATATTATTCAAAATATATTGAATGAAAAATATAAAATGAGTTTGTCAGATATAGGTAGAATTTTTGGACAAGATCATACTACAGTTTTATATTCTATTCAAATGAAACAGAATAGAAGATATTACTGGAGTGATGAACAAACAATATGGCAGGAATTTAAAGAACTTACTTCTTAAATCCAGACTTCATATTTCTATAAGCCTTTGAACTAATTGTAGATTTCTTTTTTGATCTTGATGTACCAGCTTTTTTACGTTTGTTAATATTGTAGTACAAACCTTTACGAGCTGTCTTACCAGATTTAGTTTTGTGATAACCTTTTTTCATTATTTCTTCTTTTTAGATTTAGATTTCATTATTTTTTTTTGTAAACTTCTTGGCAAAGTTTTTTGTTTTGCTGTTAGTTTACTTTTACCTTTTGACTTACCATACATAATTATTCTCCTTTTGTTTCTTTAATTGTATCACACAATAGTTGTCAAAACAACTACCATCTTTACCATCATGGCAAAAATATTGTCTTTTGTGGGTAACTATCCACCCTCCTTCATCACTCATAAGCTCTCTATTGCAAGTTTCGCAGTAGCCACAGATTAAAGATTGATGCTTGGGTCTTACCCATGTTTTCTTTTTTATCGGCACTTCCACCTACGTCTTGCTTGTCTTAATCTTGAGTTGGGATTTCTTGCAGCTTTAGGAAACTTTTTCATCTGTCCGGCAGACCTTGCACAGTAGCTCTTTCTACGTTTAGCATCTTTAGAACCTTTTTTTACTTTACCTGTTACTGCTGTCTTTAATTTTGATCCGGGATTATCTCTTCTATATTTTTTAACACCAGCACTTGTCATACCTGCACCGGACTTTGTAGACCTATAATATTTTTTAGTTCTTGGTGGTTGTTTGTCAGCCATTATTCTAATATTAATTTTTTAATTGATTTAGAACCATCAATATTTAATTCTGTTTCTGCCATAGATTTAATACATTGATGAGTAATATTGCTTTTTGAGTTATATTTTTTTTCACCTCTTGTAGCAAATCTTTTACCTTTTAAACATTGAGACATTGATTCTTGTATTCTATGTTCTTTAATCTCACCATTAACAATCATTAATAATGCTACAACTACTTCAACCATGACCATTACCATTTGCTCTTACTTTATCTTTTAATCTTTCAATATCTTCTAATGCTTTTGATAATTGTTTTTGTATAAATTCTATATTAACTTTGTTGTGCATCATATCTTCTATTCTAGTTTCAATCTTTTCTACTGTTTTATATAAATCTTCAAGCAACATAAATTGTTCTTGGTCGGTTGGGAGCTGCTCGGATTTTTTGAGTAGATCAGCTTGAAATAATTCTCTTGATGTCTCTAATGATGTAAGTCTAGCAGTAACTTCTGTGTAAGCAAACACACCCATAGCAACAGCAACAACTATACCAATCATATTTTTTATTGGCATACTTACTGATGTTTTATCTGATACTTTCATTTCTTTCCTTTCATGTAGTGATCTGAAGATTCATAATTCCATCTTTTACCATGATGACCTCTTATGTCAGCATACCACATTCTTAATCTTACTATCCATTTGCGTACAGGTCTAGGCATTTTTCTTTTTCTTCTTACACTTACAACGTGGTGCAAATAACCTCTCTACTAATGCAATTAAATTGTCTAGTTTTCCAAAAAAAGAATATAAAAATTTATCAATCATGTTGCCGGACCTCCACAGAGAGCCAACAAAGTCATCATTATTATAAGAACACCTGTAAAATAATAGTTCATCCTCTCTATCTCCATAGGTTATTCCTTATTAATAATTATATTATTAGAGCTATAACTAATAGCACACCAACAATAATAACTGCTTTTTTATGATCTTCCAAATAATGTTTGATCATATCTCTAATTTCATCAATCATATTTATCTCCTATGATGTTTTAATATAAGATATTATCTACCTTGTCTATGATATTTCTTGTAGCTTCTTTTCTCGGATTTGTTAAGATTTTTTTTATGTCTTCTAGGTCTTTTAGGTGGCTTGTCTCTGGGTACAAAATGTGTAAACTTTTGACGAGCCATGTATTATTTTTTAAACTTTTTATTGCTCAACAAATTAGTAACAGATATTCCATAATTACCACCAACTACTATAAAAATTAAATATAAATATACTTCTGGAATATTTTTTAGTTGTTCAAAATAAAACTCTACCTTTTGTAGCATAGCCATATCTCCATAGAATGTAGCATAAGCTAGTATGCCAAGTGGTGCTAGTATAAACGCACCCAATACTAAATCTAAAATTAACGAGCCATTTCTTTTAGCTCTTTCGTTACCAGTTTGCATCTCTTGTAAAGCTATTTGATGCTTACGTTCACTTTTTTCTGCTCGTTTAGTCATAAAACTTCCTACAGCTTTAGAGCCTATTTTAAATAATAAATTATATGGCAGCATATTAATCTTTCTTATCTTCTTCTAACTGTTTAATTTTAGATAAAGCATCATCTAAATCTTTATTACAGAACTCTAGCTTTTGCAAACATCTTTTATTTGCGGCATCTTTAGATTTACCCGCATCTTCAAGCTCTGCTATTTGACCTTTTAGTATTCTAACTTGATCTTTATACTCATTAATAATGTCTAACGAATTATCACTTTGCATATATGATTTTTACCTTTAGTTTGATTTGTTCTTTAGTTCTACCTCTTGATATAAGTGAACCAATCCTTTTTCTTCTATAGCCATCTTTAGCTGTGTAGTCTGACTTTCTATAATTTTTTGATTTAACATCATAACCAGTATACTCACCTGTAGTCATATTTAAAGTAACAATATCCACAGGACCAAGACCACCAAGAGGTATAAATACAAGTATGTTTGGGTCTTTTGCTAGTTCAATCTGTGCTTTCATTTCGCTTATTAGACCAGTAGTTGCCTTTTTTCTTCTAGCCATAAAGACCTTAAAGTTAAAGTTTTTGAAATAATATAACTATAATTGTAAACATACCACCTAT